GGTTTTCATTATCTGATTGATATATTTGTCCTTTAGGATCCATTACAAATACATAACCATCAAGGTAAACTAATCCTGGTCTTGGATTAGATGGAAATGAGTTTAAAGAACAACTAGCAACCGCAGCAGTTGCAGGTGTTCCAGTAATAGTTGTACTTGCAACTGTTTGTGAAAGATTAAGAACATATGTTCCTATTCCACCTTGATTATAAAAACTATAAGTACCTACAGCAGCAAGAAGTAATGCATTATTAAATGTAATAGTTTTACTAGCTATATTAATTGATAATACTAAAGTACCACTTGGTACACCTGTACCTGACATTAATTGGTTAACTGCTATATTATCAACAGATGAAAGAACCATTGAAGTAGCACCCTTAGCACCACCACTAACTCTAGTAGCTGTTGCATCAGCGGTACCTGTAGCTGTTGCTTGTGCTAAAATTTGAGTGTAAGCTAACGTAGTACCACCAGAAATTTGCATACCATTATATAGTGCACCTGATGTAACTGCTGTTACAGTTAAAACAGTTGTTGCAATACTACCAGTACCTTCAAAAGATGCTCCACTAAAGTTTACAGTACCTGGACTTGTATAACCTGATCCTGGATTTGTTAATGTAGCATTAGTAATAGCACCTGTAGTAGAACTATAAGTACCATTAGCAACTTCACCTGCATACGTTAATGTAGCAGTACCATTTGCTACACTTCCAGATGTATGAGTTGGAGGAGTTGATCCAAATGTACCACCAACTGTTGCAGTATATAAATTAGAACCATAAATAACTTGATCATTAAGAGCAACAGAAGCTCCAGATACCCAATTAGTTCCAATAGTAAATGTTCCACCTGCTGCTGGATAACCATTACCACCATTACTAATAACAACTAAATTAACTTGTGACGCTATTTTAACAATTTTACCAGTAGCATCCATAGAGTATCCATTAACTTGATCATGGAATACCATATAAGGATGAGGACTTGATGTATCTAAAGTATTAGCCCAACTAATATTATATGTGCTTAAACCTGAAAGTAACTGTGTAGAAGTACCTCCAGTAATTCTATATAAACTGTCTCCAGCACCCGCATACAAGTTATTATTATATACCCAAAGTCCATTACCATTTGCAGGAAGTGCTGGTGTAATAGGATAAGCAGCTTTGCCAGGACGTTTAACTACTAACGTCTTTTGATTAGCCATAGTTTCTTTAAAACAATTAACCATCTTAGCATCCTTACTAGTACTATTAGTACGGAACTTAATTGGTGTTGTTAAAGGAACGTTAATAATTGGCATTAACGGAAACTCCTGTTAAATCCTGATCTTAAATCTGGTTGGAAGAATGTAGAGTTCCATTCAATATCCCAATCCATTAATTCACTCTTAAGGATATCAGCTTTTTGTTCATAGTATTGTTTATCATTAAGGGTCTTTTCATAATCTGATGCAAGCTCTGCAACAAGTGCCCATTTAAGAGCTAAGAACCATTCTGATGGAAAATCAAAGTTTTGATTAGCACTTGTAATATCTTGAATAGGTCTTTGTACAGTAAGATGTAATTCATAGTTTGTAGCTGTACTTGTATTAGGAGTTAAGAAAACTTTAAGTTCTCCATAGTCTCTCCATGGTTTATAAAATACAGTATTAACATTACCTGTAGATTTTTTAGCACCAAGTATATTATACTCTTGTTCTGAGATAAGAGTCATAGGCATATCAATATTAGGACTTACTGATATGTTACGTAAGTATGCTTGAATAAGTCTTAAAGGTTTATCAGCATTTAAATTATAAGAACTAGATGGTCCAATAGTATAAGAAGTTTGGTTGTTAACTAATGGTAGTGTATACTCAACAACAGTCCATAATTTAATACCCTCTGATTGCCATTTCTTTAAAATAAGATTTAAAGCAAAAGAAGAGTTTTCTAATGTAGTAGCTGCAGGTGTAGCACCTTCTTCAAGAACTGCTAAACTACGTAAAGCAGATTCAATAATCTGGTCTCTTGTAACGGTAAAAGTAGTGGTTCCTGAAGTAGCCATATTAGTCCTTGTGTTTGCCCATAAAACGTTGAATTGTTTTAGTTTCGTAAATACGAATAGCTGTCCATATAATAGTAAATAAAGCAGCAATTGCTGGTAATACTTGCATTAATGTACCTAATGCTGTAGCAATGGATGCTCCATCCAGTACATGTTTAGTTGAATCGGTTAAGTGCTCGTGAGCCATTATAAGTCCTTTGGTTCCCAGCCGAATATTTCGGCTACTTGATGTGTTAGTTTATAAAAGTTTTTGTTATGAAGCTCATATCGTTTACCTTGTAGGTATAAAATAAGATGCACCATTTCATGTGCCATAGTTCGTTCTAAAGTAATTAGATGACTTTGTTTAGCAGTACTTATTGTAATACAATGTGGTTCTGGACAATAAGACCCATATAACTGAGGATCATCTACTACTACAAATTCTATCTCGGAAGGTCTGGGTAACTCATATCTGTTGAAGGGAGGTAATTGTGTAAGCATTCTGTATACTGCTTTACACGTTTCAACAGTTATAAGCTTCATAGCATTAGTAAGGTCTAGTGCCGTTTTTATCTATAATTAATACTTGTTTTCTAGGTTTATCAGCAAACTTATTAGGAATAGAAATATGTACCCAAGAGTCAAACTCTCTAATAAGTTGATCATACTCCAAGTTAGTTTTAATAATCTCTTTAACAATATTATCAGGTGTTAATCCTGGTACTTTAATATCAGCAGCACAACCATTGCAATGCTGTGATGTAGGTTTACTACCTACTGCAGTATTTACTGCTGGTGATCTATAGGCAGAATTAACCATAATAGGTCTACCTAAGACTGTACGAACTTGTTCTAAAAACTTAGCTAGTCTAACAAGATTAGCTTTAACCTCTTCATTAGGAGTGTTGTCTAAACCTTGACGTTCAGCAATCTCACTATGTATTAATTCTTCTAATGTAAAATGAGGACTTAAGTTCATTTCTTTTTAATATAAAATAAACTTCTTTCACCAAATAAATAAAACCCTACAGCACTAGCAAAGTTATTTACTTGATCAGACATGTGTCCTGATACCACTGTATAACCCCACATAGAAAGCACAAGAAGGCCTATTAAAGGTCTCATTAATCTAACTATAGCTTCTACCCAAGGATAACTAGGATTACCTGATCCAGCCTCATTCATTACTTTAAAGAACTCAAGATCAATTTGTTTCATTTGAGCATACTGTTCTATAGTAGCTGGTTTAAATTGATCAGGTGCTACAAACTTATTAATAAGGGACTTACCTAAGTCCATTACTATTGGTGCAAAAGCTGATAAAATTGTTATAGGATCCATATTATGATGTTGGTGATGATGTTACGTAAAGAGTACCAGCATCAAATGTTTGAGTACCTAATAATGAAGTTAATCTAATACCTGATACTGTACCTGTAGATAAAGATGCACCACCAGTTACTAATATTGTAGTTGTATCTGAACCAAATACTCCTGAAGCAACCCATGTAGTGGAATTTACTTTTTTAATAGTTAATGTTCCAGTATATTGAGTAGCAGCTACGTTTGATCTAAGTCCAAAACCAGTCGTATACAGAGTTGTTGTAGTGCCTGCTGCCAGTGTTGATCCTGATCCAGTATAACCAGCATTAACTACACCAGTATTATCAATTAATTGAATTAATATGTTATCAGTACTACTAAGAGACATAGTAACAATCATTACGTCAATTGTTGTTGCACCTGTTGGAATTGTTACATCTAAATATGTATTAGTAGAAACACCATTCCAGTTATATGCTTTTGATACGGTAGATTCTAATGGAGTACTAGCCCAACCGCTGCAGATCCTGCTGCAATACCAGTAACAGTTCCTGTACCATTACCTACTAATAAACTACCAGTTGCTAATGTAGCTACGCCAGTACCTCCTCCTGTTACAGGAAGAACTCCAGATGTTAAAGCCGAAGTTGATGTAGAATAAATTGCTTTACCTGATGTAAAAGCAGTTAATCCTGTACCACCTTGTGCTGTAGATAATGCTGTTGTTAAACCAGTAATAGATGTAATATTTGTACAAGCTCCTGATTGAGCATATGAAGTAGAAGCAGTCGTAGCTGCTGTACCTAATCCTAAATTACCACGAGCAGTAACAACATTAGCTAAATCAGATAAGTTATTATCTTTATTTAAAGCTCCTAAGTTAGTCATTGCTGCAGTCTTAGTAGCAGGTATGGTAGTACCATTACCTAAAATATTATAGGATACACTATTAACGTCATTTAGCCAATCAGCATAAATAACGGTTTGATTATTAACAAAGGTTGTACTTGACATTATGGGGCCGGCTTTCCTATTGTATCAGTTGTATTAAATGAACTTGGTGGAACTTGTTCTGGAACAAAATAAGTACCAGTTAATGAACATGTTGCTTGAGCTACTCCTGCTACAGCACTATTACTATAACATACAGCAGTAAATGCATCTGCTGGTTCTGGTCTTAACCAGGGAGCTATTTGTGTATCTAGTACACCTCTAACAAAGTCTTGTGGTTGACGTATTTCCCAATCGTCATCACAGCACATAAGACCATCCCAACGTTTTCTAAGAGAAGAGGCTTTGTATTTACGACCACAGACATCACAGTCTGCAATCCAATTTCCCTTATCATACCGTGGTTTATATGACATATTACACGTTTATAGGTGACAATACTTGAAGGTCACCAATTAAAGTATATGTATTTGTAGCTGATGTAGTAATAGTCATCTCAAGTCTATAAGTAACTCCATCTACACCATAAGCTATTCTTTGAGCTACTTTAGGTCCACTCCAAGTAGGAGTTCCTACAAGAATAGAACTAGGGCTAGAGTCTGTACCAGACTTAACTTCTACTGTACAAGCAGCAGTACTAATTGTCTCAGTTGAGCCTAAGACAGCACTAAAATCAAAAGTAAACTGTTCACTTTCAGTTGTTACTTTATATGAAAAACTATTACTCATATTTGAGTATCCTTATTAGCAAAGAGGGTTCTAAACTTGATTGCAACTATATCTCTGACCCTTGCCTGCATATAAACTAGACGTTCAGGATCAAAATTAATAAAGTTTAAGAAATTAGGAAGGAGTGATGTATAC